AGGGAAGTTTAGCCGAAATCAGCGCCCTCACCACAGCGTCTGGCGTCATCCCAGGCACCCTAAAGTCACAGGCCAAGCCTTGCCTATGCTGCGAGGTGTCCTTGCTGCCTACGGCATCATTGACAGCCTTGCTGCGGAAGGCTGAGTTAATCATCACAGGCTTACCGCCAAGTGCTGTCTTCATTGTCTCCAAGAACTCAGCCAGCCGCTGAAGGTTTGCTAGCTCCTGTGCGTTAGGCGTGTTGTCCAGGCTACGGTGGTCAGTGCAGGTCAACTCAGCAAGTGTGAAGTGCGGTGTCATTTGTTCCTCGCTGATATTGCTTTGGCCTTGGCCTTGGCGTCTGCCTTAGAGCTAGCACCCCAAGCATTGAGACTCAGCAGCAGCCGGGTGGGTTTACCGTTTTTGTACTCTGGACCATCGTTGCCGCCCATTCGAGCCAGAAAACTGGCTCGTCGAGGATTGTCACCAGACTTGACGGGTGGCTTGATGTTTTGCCCAGCCGCCTTCAGACTCGCCCGTCCAGCAGCGTTGAGGCCACCCTTTGGGTTTTGTCCTTCCTTGCGCTGCCAAGCTGGAGTCTTCATTTCTTTTTGGCTGTCTTGGCTGCTTGCTTAAAGTCCTTGGCGCTAGGCGCTGCCTTGCTGCCGACCTTGTTCATCTTTTCCTTGGAGCCAGCCTTGATTCGTTCTTGCTTGGCGTTGATGTTTGCGTAGAGTCCGGGTTTCATAATCACCTCTTTGAAAGTAAATCTGTCTTGGCTTGGCTTCCAGCAGAACTGCCAAAGTAGTAGGCAATAATGCCCGTCCAAGCTGTGCCTAGACTGCCCAGCATCATCAGGATGGCGGGGTTGTTGGAGTCAATCTGATTGAAGAACATCATCACCATGATAGAGAAGAATCCCAAGGTTACGGCACCAGCGAGTATTGGCGGCATCATGGACCTAGTGGCTGACTGCATATCCCTTGCGGATTTCCTGTCCTCCACCTCCAGTTTCTCAAAGTTGAGGCCAAGCTCCTGCGCTTGCTTCTGCAACTCAATCTCAGCAATCTTCACCATTGCAATCTGGTCTGCCGTCAGCTTGTTGCTGCTGATCATGTCGCCAACCTTCTCGGGGTCCACGCCAATGGCCTTGGAGATGGCGCTTACCGCCATACCTGCCAATGGTCCACCCAGTGCAGTGGCGATAGTCGGTGCAATTTGTTTGAGCCAGTCCATTATTTCTTCTCCAACTTGGTGTTGATCACGGCAATCTCTTGTCTGTTGTGCATGATGTCATCTCGGTTCTTTTGGATTTCTTTTTCCAAGTCCTGTCTCAGTTTTTCCCTTGCCAGTTCAGCGCCACTGTTGCTGGCTTGCTTGTTGTCGCTGGTTACCACCAGACTGATCTTGCTGTTGAGAATAGTCACTTCATGGCTGAGATTTGACAGAGCCGACATCAGATACACAACGCAGCTAAACAGCAGTGGCAGTATTGCAAATGTGGCCTTTTCAATCAATGCGCCTTTATCGTCCGTCATGTGTCCCCCACAAGTTGCCACGTAAGCCACGCGGTTAAACCAATCACTACAGCCACCAGAGCAGCCCACAGACCAAAGGTCAGGATGTCGTTAATCTCTGCTGCCCTCAGTGCCTTGGCTTGAGCCTTCTCTGCTTCTGCCTTCTTGCGTTCAGCCACCATGCGGTTACGCTCCAGCATCAGTGCGTTCCAGACATCGTCGTTGCCTGACCATATCAGCATCTGCTTCAGTTCGTTCTCTGCGTCTTGGAGCTGCTTGAGCTGCATCACCGTCTCAAACGCCACTGCCGTATCGCTCTTGCCAAAGCCCTTTGGCTTTTTCTTGACTGACTCCTTGGCGATAACGTCCTTCGCCTCGAAGAACTTCATCAGGTCACCGCTGATGCCATTGATGTCCTTGCCCATCTTGATGGCAGCTTGTATCCCTTTGATGGCTCCTTGGGCAACGGCAAAGGCGGTGAGGGGATCGATCATTTGTCCCGCCTGTTCCACATTTCAAACAGCGTTTTGATCTTGTCCTCCAAGACAGCTACCCGCAGGTCCAACTTTGCCAAGACAATGATCAAGGTGATCAGCGCCAGCAGGATGGGCCAGGCTTTGGACAGGACTTCAAAGAAATCCACTTCATCTGCCCAACGTCAGAGATGCGTAGACGATAGCTGACATGGAGACGATCAAGACACCCGTGGTCTTCATAATCACGCCTTCCAGCCGCTTGAGCCTGGCATTGATCTGTGCATACCGTTCTGCACAGACGGCCTCGTGGCTCGTCAATCGGATGTCTAGCTCGGTCATGGTGCGTCAGGCCAAGTAACGGTCCAAGGGAATCCAGCCTGTGCTGGGATGTCTCGCAAGGCTTGGCAATAATCTTTCCACGCCTGTGAAGGTGTCATATCACTGCGAAACCGCCAATCAGTCTCAGTCAGCTTGTCATCCCGGCTGGTGCGTACCGCCTTGGCTTGCTCTGCGTCCTTGCTGGCCTTGTAAGCAGCCTCTTGCTCGGCAGCAGTTGTGTCTTCTGTGTCGGTGAAGGTAGGGCCAAGGATGTACTTGGTGTACCACTTGCCATCAATCTGCTCAACACCAGACGCTTGGCTGTACTGGTAGACCGTCCCGCCAGTCGCTTGTGGGCCTTCAAAGACTACATCAGCACCCAAAGCCTCTAAGACTTCAGTTGTTGTTGTGTCCCACGCTGGGCCACCATTGGCTTTTTGGTATGCACGAAATTCTGCTTCGTACATTACCTGACCGTCATTTGTTCTGATTTGCATAGTGTGTCCTTACGCGATTGCGAGTCCAATGTAGGTTGCAGAAGTTACGTTAACGTCTGTTGCTGATACCTGATTAACAATAAACCCTGTGTTGTCAGTATCCACGCTGTCGTCTGTCGTGACTTCAGCGGCTGTTGAATTAAGGCTGAGGTGTGGATCATTCCCTGCAACAATTCCTCGTGCGCTGTCCCAGACGTACCAGTCGCCTGCTGCGTCAGTACGCTTAATCATTACAAATCTTGACCCGCCTGTAAAGCCGCAGTTGATTGTCTGTGATGAGCCGTTGCCTGTATATGAAAACACTTTGGAGACGCCTGATACTGTGGCAAAAAGGTAGGCGACAAAGGTGCCGCCACTTTGATTTGCATTAACGGCCTCCAAATAAAAGTTTGTTGCGTCTGGCTTTTGGTACATACCGCCAGAGCCGTAAGAATAATCCCCTGAACCGCCCGTTGAGTCGGTTAAATTTAAAAACTGACGCCTATAAATAGAAGTCCCAAAGGAGTGAAATACAAACCAACTTTGCACGTCATTCCGGTATTTAATAATCATAAACTCAGGCACTGCCGCTAAATTGTGCGCCACAGCTCTACCTGCTGTCCCATTCCCCGTATAGCAAACCTCATCAAAGAAGCCGGGGGCGCGGCGAAACAAGTAGTTGATATATGTGTTTGCGCTGGCGTTTGTGATGGTTGATGTTGTACCAACTTTGACGCCATCCATTACATCCCAAGGATTTGCTTGCAGTATGGTTGTACCTGCCGCTACTTCAGCCGCTGTAGAAGAAGTTACAAGATACCCAGTACCAGTAAGCCGTGAAGAAAATAAAGATGCTACTGCTGAGCCACGATTTTTAATCAGCACAGCGTCATCAGTCTGACCGCCAGTAACCGTTGCGTTTGCATCAGTGCCTGTCCTAGCAGATAAACCAAACACACTCGTCCCCAGCGTAGGCACCTTCATCGGGCCACGGCGTATGGCTATGTAGATGTAGGTTTCACTTGCCGCAAAACCAGTTAAAGAAACTCCTACAGCCGTTGGCAGTGGGCCATTTTCATTTGCGGACTCTGCGGCAGCATTACTCCAGAATAAATATGATGCTGTATTTACTGTCGCTGGCATTGCTCGCATATTGTCAAACACTGTCCATTGTCCAGAAGCTATATTCTTTCGCATGAAGAGCTGGGGCTCGTACCCAAGGTTTACCGTAGCGTTACCACTACCATCAGTCGTAAAGCTCCCACACGAAATCACATTGTCCGTACCCGTCAGGCCAAAGCCTCCTGCGTCATGGGCGAATAGGTAGGCTACGTAGGTTGCGCCTGATGCGTTAACACTTGCGTCAGTGCCTACGCTGAAGACTGTGCTTGTAGGGGTTGTGCTGTTCCACCATGTTGCGCCTGTAGCTTTGGCGGCTGTGCTGTTTAAAACAAGGTATTCGGTATTGGCAAGGCTGCGGTGGTAAACCGCCCACGCTGCTGTGGTGTCTGTGCGCTTGACAATAATGCTGCCGGGTACAGAGCCGAGGCTGTGGGCGATAGTGGTGTTTGAACCTGTCCCCGTATACGTCACAACATCAAAGAACTTTGGCTGCTCTCGGAATGTCCATGAGACAAAGTTTTCTCCAACGGCAGTAAAATCACTTGAGTTTCTTAGAGTAAAGCCGCTTGTTAAAAAACAATTAGTAACACCAAAACCCATACCTGACGCAACTGTATTTTGAGCACCCGTACTATTTGTTACCAACCCATTATCTTTGCCACGAACAGTATCAGTAATAATATTAGAAGTACCCCCTGTTACCCTGTTTTTAATCCATACCATGCCACCATTAGTAGACAAATCAATGTTATTGGTAATAGTCTGTGTAGAGCCGTTACCCGTATACAAAAAGCAAGAAAACACTTCCTCGATGTAGTTAGCAACAGTCGCCTGTGCAAACTCACCAAAGCCTTGGGCTGATGCCGCACCCCTAGTTTGTACTAATGGCATATCAGTCCTTATGCAAACTTGGTCTGCGAGGCAAAGACAGTGAATGCCGCACTGCCCGTCTTGACGATGGTGTACATATAGACATCCACGCTTGAAGCGTTACCCGCCGCTGGTGCTGTACCGCCTTGATACTTGGGAGTCACTGTTGTGCCATCTACCTGCACCACATTGTTGTAGTAGGCAGTAGCACCTTGCGTGACCAAGAAAGCCACAGTCACAGACTGACCCGTTGTCATGGCAGTATTTAGCGATGTGCCTGATGACGCTCTGAAGTTGACAGTCCAGTTGGCTGATGCGTTGCTGGTGTAGTACTGGACAGACTGGGTGGTGACATCGTAGTTGATCGTGCCTGTAGCCGCTGTTGCTGATACTGTTGCCACCTCTGCCGTGTCGTTCAGGACCATCGCCAGATTTGAGGATGTACCGCTGAATGTCTGAGTACCTGTAAAGGTATTGGCAGCATTTAGAACAGGAATATTAGCCGCCGCCAGAGTGGTTGCGCCTGTACCGCCGTTGGCAATTGGTAGTGTGCCAGTGACGCCTGTCGTGAGAGGTAAGCCTGTCAGGTTGGTTGCGACTCCGCTGGTTGGAGTGCCAAGCAAAGGCGTGACCAAGGTAGGGGAAGTTGACAATACATTGCTGCCAGAGCCTGTACTGGTGGCGACTCCCGTACCGCCATTGGCTACTGCCAATGTCCCTGCCAGGGTAATGGTGCCAGAGCCAGTGATAGGCCCACCGCTTGTGGTCAAGCCTGTTGTGCCACCGGAGACATCCACGCTGGTGACTGAACCAGCGCCTGGACCAGAGAAGGCAACGGTAATGGCACCGCTGCCATTGGTAATGGTCACACCAGAGCCAGCAGTCAGTGTTGCAGGTGTCAGCGTGTTGCCTGTGCTGTTGCCAATGAGCAGCTGCCCATTGGTGAAGCTGGTCTGGCCTGTACCGCCATTGCCGATACCCAATGTGCCTGTGATGTCGGCAGTTGAGACTGTGACTGCATCCCAGCTTGCATTGGTGCCATCGGACTGCAAATACTTGTTGGCGGCAGATGTCTGTGACGGCAGCAGGTTGTTCAGTGCTGCGGCTGCTGTTGACGCGCCTGTCCCACCGTCAGCCACTGCTAGGTCAGTGATGCCTGTGATGCTGCCGCCAGTGATGGTTGCAGAACTTGATGTGATTGGGCCTGTCACACCAGCGGGTGCGCCAACTGCACCTGTCAGGGTGGAGATGCCTGTCACCTCTAGGGTGGTGCTGGCTGTGATGGCTTTCGCCGCCAGTGTGGTGTTGTTAACAGTGGCAGTGCCAGTGGCAGCACCAATGTTCACGGCTGTGGCAGCGCCAGCCAGGTTGACTGTGGTTGCCGTAGCATTGACCAAGGCAAAGGTGGTGGATGGCGTTGTAAGGCTGGTGGTGACTGCTGGTGATGTCAGGTTGGTGGTGCCTGTGGCAGTCAGCGTCCCGGCAACTGCCAACGTCTTGCCAGCGCCAACATTCAGGCCAACTGATGTGCCTGTGCCAGCTGCTGCGAACAGTGCGTCCACCAAGTCAAGGTTAGAGTTGCCCTTAGTACCCCATGTGTCGGTGCTGGCACCAACTTCTGGCTTGGTCAGTAAGAGGTTTGTGGTGGTGGTATCTGCCATGATTTATCCTAGTGTTCTTGCGCGAGCAAGCATAGTTCCCGCCTGATTGGACCTGTTGTCAGCGAGGCGTAAGTCTTCAATGCCCTTGGTGTACAGCGCCACCCACACAGGTATGCGCTCGTCATTCTGCAGGTAAGGTGCAGCTTGCAGCAGTGAGCCGTACAGGTAGATGTCTGGTGCCTGAGTCAACAGCCAGTTGGTTGTGTTGCTGACGCTCAACTTGGCGAGCTTGGCGTAGTAGTCAATCTCGTAGGCGTAGGTGCTGTCAGGCACTGGAAGAACACGAAAATTGCTGCCTATGATGGCGTAGAAGAGTGGCTTGCCAGCAGACAGGTAAGTGGTGTTTTGCAACTGGTCCAGGCTGTTGAGTGTCTCAAACTGGAGTGGTGTGATGGGGTTGGTTCCCGTCAGCTTCAGCGTCAACCCGTCAAGGAAATCCGCTGGCAGCGCGTTGTACTCGGCGGTGATGTTTCCCGTCCCGCGAGTCAGCATATTCCTGTTTCGCAGGACGCGCTCAATTTGCGACTCAGCAAGGGTCACAAAGTCAGCAATTGCCGCTGTCAGGTCTGATCTATTGAGCCAATCCGCAACTGATGTCTTCAGCTCGGCGTAGGTAGAGAGTGCCATTTATGCCTCCGTGTCCTGCAGGTCTTTGACCACCCATGTGTGCTCATGTCGGAATTCAAAGGTGCCTACATGACCTATTTCCCGAGAGACATCGTGATCAATGTAGATTTTATACCCAATCTCTTTAGCCTTCAAACAGAAGAAGACATCCTCACCCACGTAGCCCCGCTTGTCATTTCTCCAAGGCGTCTCAAACCAAGGCTCGGACATCTTCTTGAAGACGTCTGCCTTGATCAGCATAACGCCCATGCCAATGGTGTCCACCTCCTGCAGACCGTGGTCATCCAAGGTGCTGTAGATTAGCTTGTTGCCAACCTTGGCAGTTGGTCCTGTCGGCATCCTGCGCCTGGCGCAGTTGGTAGCCACGATGTCAAGGTCATGCGCCATCAGCCGTTGGATCATGTCCTGCGGAAATGTCATGTCAGAGTCAATAAACAGGATGTGGCTGCAGCCCTCGCGCATGGCGTCCAGCGCCAGCTCTGCGCGTTGATTCTGAATCAGCGTACCCTGCATGATTTTCAGGTCAATGCGGTCATCGGTGTTGCAGGCGTGATAGGCCACCATGTTTACCAGGCAATAGGCGTACTGGGTGTGAACCATGTCACGCGCTGGGGTGCAAACCGCAATAATTGTCATACTTGTCCTGGTCGTGTTCTGAAGAATCTGTTGTCGGGGTCATTGAGCCAGCGTTTCATGTAGGCTTGATCTGTAATCTTGCCGCTGGCCTGCAGCTCGTAGTAAATGTTTAGTGGTATGGATGCCACCTTGTGCCACTCGCCTGTCCAGTTGGCCTTGTTGTCGGTAGCGTTGAACTGGTCCTTGTTCTCTTCCACCACATTGGAGACATCCTGCTGAGTCTCAATGGTTGCCTCATCAGTCAATGGGTTGTAGTGCCAGAGCCTGGTGATGCCTGTTGTCTCGTCTTTGTCAAAGATTCGTGTTTCCATATTTTGAAGGTGGACCAAGTTTCCCTGGCCCACCCCTCCGTTTAGGACGTTACCAAGTCGGCAGCAAGACCGTGAGCATTCTCACTGGTGATCTTCAGACCGTACTCAACAATCAGCAGCCGCTTCTCAGCGTCACCCGTCTTTGCCAGCTCCATCTGCTGGAAAGGACGCAGGTACGCAACTGATGCGTACTCAGGGTCCAACACCAGCGCATCACGCTCACGTTGGAACCTGTTCGCCACCACCGTCACATTGCCAAAGTCGCTGACGTAGACATCAGCAGCACCAACGATGGTGGCGGGTTTAGCGCCGCCTTCGATGTTGTAGCGGGTTGCAGCAATACCTGCAAAACCACTCACGCGTTGCTTGTTCACCGGGCCTGTCATCAGGATTTTCGGTGTACCGCCAGAGGTCCAGGTCTTTTGAATCACATTCTTGAGAATGGTTTCAGTGAAGGTCCGAACAGTGCCATCGGTACGCAAGCTGTTTGGCAGCGTTGTGTAAGACGGGTCAGTGCCAGTTGTATCAGTGTTGGTCTTGATGAAGGCCAGGACAGAGCCGGTAGTACGTGCAGCACTGGTGCTGCCTGCACTTGCGACTTGGCTCTGGACCATCACCAACTCCATATCACGCTTCAACTCAGCACCTTTTTTCGCCAACTGGTAGGCCAACTCGGACTTACGTCCAGCCTTGTTGACAACTTCCTCGGTGTTGGACAGCACAACCGTTTTGCGGCTGATCTGGCAGTAGTTCTGCATCCGCACCGTTGCGGTTACAGGGTCGTAGGTTCCAATGTCATCACCCTCAAGTTGCGCGTTGGTTGCCGCAGCTTGGAGTGCATCGGTCTGCCACTCGTACAGCGTGTTTTGCACACTGTCTTTTCCAATGTTGGATTGGAACGGTGTCTCCTCTGGTGAGATGTTGTAGATGATGTTGCTGAGATTTTCACGGATACCCTTGGCAGAGTATGTGGTGAATGTGTTGCTTACGATAGCCATTTTGATTACCTCAAAAGATGTTCAATTGCGGAAGCCGCATCGTTGACGCGACCAGTTTTAGCAAGACGTTGTTGAGACCTTCTAGCATCAGTTACGTTGTCCATTCTCCCCGCTGCACCTGGCTTGGCGGGTTTAGGCCCATTGTTGACCGCTGGCCTGATGTTGCCCCTCTTGGTCATCATCTGGTCGTACAGCGCAGCCTTACGCAGCGCAACGACAGCACGGTGGTCAAAAATATTCTTCAGCTCGTCAGAGGAAAAGCCTAGCTTTTGCCCCCACTCGATAAGCAACGTCTTTTCAGCCTTCGCTTTGTCGGGGTTAGCCCACTCAGGGATGGCTTTGAGCATGGCATCTTGCTGTTGTGCGAGGTGTGCCTGCATAGACTGGTATTGCTCTTGCGCCTGGATGTGAGAGAGTCGCTGCTTCTCGGAAACGATAGCTGCGTGTACTTTCTCGGCATCTCTTGCAAGTTCCTTTTGCCTCACCCACTCGATTGGGTCTTCGCTATAAAGACGATCCATATCAAGTTTAGGTGCAGCGTTTTGCTGAAGTTGCGCCTGGAGTGACCCCAATAACTGGGAATACTGCTGGCGCTCCGTCCGCACAAGTTCAGCCTCTGCCTGGAACGCCCTTCGTTCCTCGGACACTTGCTGAGTCTTGCGGGTGTAGTCTGCTTCTCGGCTGTAGCCCTTTTGGAGTTCTTCAAGCGTGACCTCGACATTCTTGCCGTCAACTTTGACGGTGTATACGGGTGGCTTGTCCTCCTCTTCCTCGGCCTCATCCTCATCAGACTGTTCCCCATCGGAGTCTTGCAATTCCTCCTCTGGAGCCGCTGAGTCAACTTCCGTCAACTCTTCATGCAACTCAACGTCCTGTTGGTCCCCACCTTCCGATGGCAACATCGCGTCAATCGCACTTGCTGCGTTAGCAATATTTAGGTTATCCATGTTTCAGTTCCTTTCATTTACGGGTGCGTTCCAATTTCTTACGCTCCACCCAACCGTTATCGATCATCTTCTTCAGCTCAGTTTTCAACATATCAATGCTTTGCAGCATTGCCCACGCTTGCTCACGTTTTGCAGATTCATCGGGAAGGCTAGACTTCCACTTGTAAACCTGGATATCTTGAAGCTGTTGCAGGGCATTGGTAAAAACCTCGTCTTGGAGCAGTAGCTCTGACTTGTTGCCCTTGCGGATGATGTCTTCCTCGGTCATTGAAAGGTTCCTAGTTGTTGTTGTTTAAGCATCTCACGGTCAATGTTCTGTTGAGCCGTAATCTCAGCTGTACTGATCTGGGTGTTGTACTTCAGCTCCAGCTCGTACTTCTTTAGAGCCATCTCTTGGTACATCTTGTCTCGCGCAAAGTCATCGTCCATCACCATCTTCTGGCGGCTGAGTTCAAGTTCTGCTGCCTTTTTCTGGATGTCGGCCTGGATGCTCTGAGCCTGAACCTGCGCCAGCATCTCCTCTGGCGTTGGCTTGGGTGCGGGTGGTGCTGGCGGCTGGTAGTCGGCGGGTATCTGGTTAAAGAACTGGCTGGGGTCTTTAAAGCCGTTCAGCTCCACAATCTTCCGCAAGGTGCTGCTGTACTGTGATGGCGTCACCAAGGGATTCACCACACCAAGCTGGGTCAGCACTTCTTGCTGCTTGGCGCTGATCTGCATCAGTGCCGCCACGCGCTCATTGGTGTCGCCGTTGCCCATGCCAATGTTGATGGAGCAGTCCATTGCAGCGTCCCAGGCTCGCGGGTCAATCTGCACAAACTCATTCCGCAGGCGCACCATGCGAGCCTTGTCCTGGTGGGTGGTCACAAGGAACAAAATGCTCTTGAACAGCTTCTTCATGCCCTCTGCCATGATGCGGCTGATCAACTCAATGCGGCCTTGGCTGGCTGAGATAGTTGCTGCCACTGCCGCCTTGGTGCTGGACTGCAAGGCGTCAGCGTTCAGGCCCATAGCCGCCTTGCTCATGCCAGTACGGTCCTCACGCAGTTGGTCCATGTAGTCCAGCATCGGGAATGCTGCCTGTCCAACAAATGGCGTACTGAACGGCTGCACCATGCCGGGTGCCCTCATCCTGATGATGGCGCCTGTCTCGTTGTTCAGGACATCCTCAATGTTGACTTGACCCTCCACAATGGCAGTCCTTGGGTGAATGCTCTGCGCCAAGCTGTCCAAGGTATTCCTGAGAATCTCGCTCTTGATCTCTTGTAGGTCATGCGTAATGTCAAAGATGGACATGGCCTCCAAGGGACTTGTGTGTGGCTCGGGGTCACAGGGGAAGTCAATGAACGGAATGTAGCTTGCTGGCAGGTTCCGCAGAATCTTGTAGCCGCTGCCGATACAGCAGATTTTCCGCAGCTCGGGTATCCCGTCCATGTCGTAGTCAATCCGCAGGTACGCCTCAACGTACAGCACTCGCTCCATCATGGGATTGGCGCTCTCTACAGACACACCAAACGCGCTCACAGGCTGACGCGCCAGGTACTCCTCGTTCGTGTCCAAGTCGGTGCTGGTGATGTTCTCCCGCACCTCGTCCTCGTCGTAGCCCAACTCAATCAGTTGCGCCACTGTCGCCATCTGGCGGTGGGCAATGATGGCTGAGTCATCAAATGACCTAGCTCGGCGGTCCAGCAGCAGCTCCTCGGGCGGCACGGACATAATCCGCACCCGTCCACCCTTGATCTTGCGCTTGATCTGGACATCGTGCAACTGACCCATCATCTGGTCAGGATAGGTGTTCATCACCATCACATCAGTCTGCTCTTGCATCAGGATTTGCAGCGTCTGGTCATCCAGCCCTGAGTACTCCTCAATCCGTACAGTCTCGTCCTCCTCCCACCAGCACTTCATAATCCCGCACTTCCGCACCAGGGAATCCTTGAAGGTGGCGTAGGTGGTCAGGAAACCGTTGTTGTCGCTGTTGAAGATGAAGTTGCAGTAGTCAGTAGCCTGCTGTGCGTTGGCAACGTCCTCTGGTCCCGTCGGCACAAACTCGACAGTGTTCTCTGAACTGAAGAATATCCGCATCAGGCTTGGCATCATGGCTGACACGGTGTCGCGCACCTCCATCGCCACCACTTGGCTACGTCCCTCTTCCTCGGTGCCGAACAAATCGCCTCGGTAATACTCAGTACCCTTGGCTCGAATGGGACTCAGGTCAGTGTCAATGTAGCTGACTGCATCGGTCAGCTCCATGTTGATGATGCCTTGGAGTTCGTCCAGGTCCATCACCTCAACGGCCTGGGTGTCAATGTTTAGATTTTCCATTTCAAAACCATTCTTTTGCGTAGTTTGGACGATTCTTGTCGATCCAAGGTTTAGCCGCCAGCGTCAGTTCGTATGCGTTCCGTCCTATTGTGCTGCTTCCAATGTGGTGAACGTAGCTGGCACTAAGAAAGTGCTTGTAGCCCTTCTTCTCCAAGTCAGCGCAGATGACATCATCGCTGAAGTAATTAATCGGTGGAAACTGACAATCCTCAAAAGCCTCTGCGCTCATCCAAGCAAATATAGGGCTGACAACAGACAACGGCCTGACAAATGACTCATGCGTGAACTGCATATTGTTCAGCACCTCCCCGTCATTCCACCTGATATTTTGGTACGGCCTGACTGCATCTGACCTTGACGCTACCAGTCCAGGGTTTTGGTTTAACTCCTTGCAAATAGCAACATCGTCCAGCAACATCCTATAACTATTTGGCGTCAAGACAATATCATCGTTCGCAATAACTACAGCCCCATACCCATCACTCAGCGCCCTGCTGATCACTGCGTTGTAGTCATCACCAAAGTTGGTGGCCTCACCCAATATCAGTGTGCAGCCGTATCCGCTAACTACCTTCTCTGGACCCTTCAGGTAAACCTGAACGTCAGGTGCGTACTGCCTGATACTCTCAAGCAGTACGGGTAAACCCTTACCGTGGACGGTGCTGATGACAATGGGAGGATTCATTCTTCCTCTTCGTCTTCAACAATCCAAGCATCACACGTTCTGGAGGCGGCACACTTGAAGTCGAATATCTCGCAGTACCCCAAGTCCTCAACGTCTTCGCTACCAATACCCTCGGCAATGCAATCCAGCATCTCCTCGTCTTGGTTGAACGCCGAACAGTTACCGCATCGGCTCATCTTGGCGTCCTTGGCGCTGACGTCCCATTTCTCTGCCTTCCGCATCCAAAACTCGGTATTGGGCAGCTTGGGGTTCTCTGGACCGTATGCCGCCTTGGTAATCGCCTTCTC